GATCTTATCTACTGCACAGTTACAAAGAATGATGGATCAGTGTATCGAGTTAGGTTAACCCCACACAACCCCCACCGGTTAACAAAACATCATGGTGTGCAGGGTTTTGAGAACAAGTTTGGAATCTTTCGCCAAAGTGGACAAACAGAGGTGCTACAAAGGCCGCAGCAAGAGTTAGAGATAGCAACACATCTCCAAACAAGTCAAGTCAATTTGGATGTTGCCAAGATGATTGGAACAGTAACAGTGGATGGTGGGCTCATCTGTTGCATATTATACAAGGATTTTCTTGTGATGCCAGCCCATGTTATGATGAAAAAGTTGCCCATGCGCATCAGTTTCTCTCACTGTACAGTCGTCGTGACGGAACTCCCCGAGATGTACTCCTTCATAGGGTATGATTTGGTCCTAGTAAGACGACCTAGCGAACTGGCGCCGATAAAATGTCAAGCACATTGTGGAACAGCGCATGATGGAATGCTGGTGCAGATGATTTACAAAAAGCCAGTAACAAATAAAGTGGTGCCCACCATAACAGCACCCATCCACCAAACTAAGGAACACCGATGGGCACATCAAATTCCAACTCATAATGGTATGTGTGGGTGTCCTGTGCTAGATGTTGTAACAGGCAAGATTGTGGGCATTCACGTTATGGGCGACCTTGCTAAAAAGCACAATGTTTTTGAGGCATTCCCATCAGAAGCTATCACAATAATGGGAACAAATGATAGAAAAGTTCACGCATCTTACTTTCGCAACAAGGTCAACATGTGGGTCTTCCAACCAGAGATGCATGGGTACTTAGCGAAGAACCTAGTTAATCTTCAAATGTTGGAGTTAAAAACCTTTTCCAGGGACACAGCAATTTACACCAAGGAAAATTTTGAAAAATCAGCAAGCTGTGGTGGTTTATTCAAGCACCGTGATATCTTTGGCCCTCGTGACAACGAGTTTCTTCAACAGTTTGAGCATTTTGACAACTTGGCGTACGCACACGCCTTATTGAACACACGGCACACCTATGTTGGGGAGAGCCCGTACTGGTTGGAATTCAAGAGGAATCATCAATCGGTGGTGCGTGGCATAGAGGAGTATGAGGATGCCTATTTGCCAAGTCGATTAACTCACTCTGCCTATTGGAAGGACTTGAGCAAGTACAACAGAGCCTACAAAAGCGTTGCACATGATGAGAAAGTTCTTTTGCACGCTGCCGATTGTCTTATTCATATGCTTGAAAGCGCTGGGATGAAACCAACACGCATTAGAACCCCTGAGGAAGTGTTGAGCGATGTTCAATGGAACAAAGCAGCTGGGCCTATGTACGGGATGAAAAAGAGAGAATTATGCCAGCACCTGACTGAAGAGGAGCTAATTGCAATGGCCATCCATTGCCGACGCGAGCTGGTGAAAGGAGAAAACGCAGGGATATGGAATGGATCTCTTAAAGCAGAGTTGCGCCCACTTGAAAAGGTGGAGCAGGATAAGACACGAGTGTTCACAGCAGCACCAATCACAACATTAGTTGGTGCTAAAGCATACGTTGATGATTTCAATAAGCAATTCTATGCTACACACTTACATGCACCCCACACAGTTGGCATCAACAAATTCCAAAGAGGCTGGGAGAGAGTGCACCGCTATCTGGATGAGCCGGGTTGGCTTCATGGGAGTGGTGACGGTTCAAGGTTTGATGCATCCATTGATCCATTCCTGTTTGATGTGATTTACTCAATTCGGTGCCACTTCATGGCACCAGAATGTAAAGAGGAGGCT